TTGGTTGACTTTATGGCCAAGACCGAAACATTCATAGCAAGCGTGCCGGGGGTTTGTGGGGACCTACAATGGCTTGGAGGTTCGGATCGTTGGCCCTCGGCACGCCCCCTTTTACTCGCCCGCCAAGGTTAAGACCATGGCATCCGGCATTTTCATCGGCCTCACCGAAGACCAACTTCTGGCAATCCGCGACAAAGCCGTGACGGCCATTACGCAGGGGCTGAACATGACCTCCTACTCGGACAGCGGTTCGTCCGCCTCCAAGTCCTGGGCGATGCAGCCCAAGGAGATGCTCGCCGAGGCCCAGTACGCCCTCGGGGTGCAGTTCCCCGCGACCTACCCCATGTCTATCCGCATGACGGTCGGCCGCACGAACTGGAACAACCCCATCCGCAACTAATCTATGGCAGTCAAAAAGCGTCCTATCACCAAGGCCCGCAAGGGTGCGCCTAAGCCCCAAGCCGACGCGGGCAACTGGCAGAGCACCGGCCTGACCCGCCTACGCCTTGGGCAGTACGGCGCCCAGCCTCGCGACCTTCGCCGAGACCTGACTCCGTGGGACCGCCTATCGATGGTCCGCAAATGCCGCTGGGCTGAGCGCAACAGCGGCCTGTTCAACCAAATCCTCAACGACCTGACGCTCTACACCGTCGGCGACTGCATCAAGCATCAGTCCCATGCGTCGACCGCCGAGGCCCGCGAAGCCTACAACGACTACTTCAACGAGTGGTCCAAGAAGTGCGACATCACCGGGCGCTTCTCCTTCGGCCAAGTCCAGAACATCCTTCTCCGCGGGATGCTCCGCGACGGCGACTCCTTCGCCATCAAGACCCGCAACGGCATCGGCGCCGCGAAGCTCCAGATCATGGAGTCCCACCGCGTAGGCGACCCCATCTACCCAGACGTCGCCCCGCCCGGTATGCATGACGGCATCCAGTTTGGCCCCTACGGCGAACTCGCCGGCTACTCGGTCTACCGTTCCGACGGCTCCGCCCGCTACGTCATCTCCAACGCGGTGATGCACATCGTCGACCAGGAGTGGGCCAGCGGTGCCCGAGGCGTCCCTGTTCTCCAGAGTGCGGTGAACTCGGTGCAGGATGACATGGACGTGCGTCAGCTCGAAGTCCTCGCTATGCGTGACCACGGCGACGTGACCCGCGTCCTCAAGAAGACGGGGGGCTTCATGCCGACCGACATGGCGGCCGAAATGGGCCAATCGACCCCCAGCACGCAGGGCCAGCAGTACGCCTCAATGGGCGGTAAAATCCTCGCCCTTGAACCCGGCGAAGACCTCCAGCTGCTGACCTCTAACCGTGGCTCCCAAGCCATCGGCTTCCTGCAGGAACTTGAGCGCGACATCGTCCGCGTCCTGCCCTACGAGTTCGTTTCCGACCCTTCCAAGATTGGCGGGGCTTCCGTCCGTCTCGTCACCGCCAAGGCTGGCCGTGTCTTCGGTAAGTACCAGAACGTCATGATCACGACGCTCTGCAATCCGACTTGGGGCTATGTCATCGGTCAGGCCATCGCCAACGGCGAACTGCCCGACGACCCCGAGTGGAACTGCGTCTCCTGGACGACCCCGAAGAGCGTGACTGTGGACGGTGGCCGTGACTCCGCCAACGACCGCGAAGACCTCCGCATCGGCCTCCTGTCCTTCTCCGAAGTCTACAACCAGCGCGGAATGAACTTCGAGGAGGAAGCCGAAATCAAGGCCCAGAACGTCCGCTACCTGCTCGACCTCTCCAAGACCTACGGCGTGCCTTTCGAGACGCTGTCCAACCTGCTCATCAACACGCCTCCCGGTACTGTCCAACAGTCCGCAACCCCTCCGCAGCACGACGCGGAAACCGAGACCTCTTCCTAAAATGCGTTTCCTCCTCAATGGCCTGAACGGCCGCGAAGCCCTCCTCATCGACCCTGCGAAGGCGAACGACCACCGCATCCTCGCCGAGAAGTTCGGCTTCACGGATATGCTGGCCCAGCTCTTCGGCGAAGTTCCCAAGGCATACATCGCCGAAGACGGCACGGGCATCATCCCAATCGCGGGCGTCATCGGCAAAGGCCTGTCGCCCATCGAGAAGATGACGGGCGCCGTGGACGTCAACGCCATCGCCGACGCCATCGACGAGTTTTCCGCGAACCCGCAGGTTACCCGCATCGCCTTCCAAGTATCCTCCCCTGGCGGAACGGTGACTGGCGTCGAGGAACTCGCCAATAAGGTCCGCAACATCAGCAAGCCGACGATGGCCTACACGGACAGCGAGATGGCCTCGGCCGCCTACTGGATTGCCAGCGCCGCCGACAAGGTGGTGGCCTCGCCCTCCTCGACCGTAGGTTCTGTCGGCGTTTATATGGTCGTCGCCGACTATTCCAAGGCCGCCGAAGCCCAAGGCATCAAGATGGTCGTCATCAAGGCAGGACAGCATAAAGCCATCGGCGTTCCGGGTGCGGAAGTCACCGACGCCCAGCAGGCTCACCTGCAGGAAGGCGTTAATGAAATCTGGGGCGACTTCAAGGCCTCCGTCCTCCAGACCCGCAAGCTCGTCAAGGCCGAGGACATGGAAGGCCAAGTCTTCTCCGGCAAGCAAGCCGCGCAGCGCAACCTCGTCACGGGCCTCGCGGACTCCTTCTCGGAAGCCGTCGCCATGTGGGCTGACAACAGCATCGCCCCTGCCCCTGCCGTCCCTGCCAAGAAGAAGAACTAATTTATGCCCGAAATCATCATCACCGACATCGACGGAACCATCCTCGACGCTGGCCAGCCCGTCCAACGCGTTATCGACTATATCGAAACCGAAGAACTCCCGGTGGTCATCCTGACGAACCGCCCCGAGTCCGACCGCGCCAAGACCGAAGAAGACCTCAAGGCCACCGGGCTCGACTACATCCGCCTGATCATGAATGGCGGTTCAGCCCCTGCTCCAGCCTTCAAGGCCTCCGAGGTAAAGAAGCTGCTCGACGAAGGCTTCGACCCGGACGTCTTCATCGACAACGACCCCGCCAACCGCGATGCCGTCGCCGCCCTCGGCGTGGAAGTCGCCGACCCTGCCGACCTCAACGCTGAAAGCGAGAACACAGAGAACGAAGACGAGTCCGTGGATATGTCCGCCAAGGCCCTTGCGGTTGACCATCTCTCCAAGATTAAGATGACCATCGAAGACAAGCTCGCCACCGCCGAGATGCTCGCCCAGGCGCTCACCGCCGAACGCGACGACCTACGTGCCACCGTCGAGAAGCTCACCGTCGGCGCCGCCGATGAACTGACCGCCATCAAGGCCGACCTCGTCACGAAGGATGCCGCCCTCGCGGACCTCGGTGCCGCCCTTGAGGCCGCCAAGGCCGAGCGTGATGCCTTCGCCGTGAAGGTCGCCGAACTCGAAGCGAGCAAGGTCTCCGCCTCCAAGGAAGCCGCCAAGATTGCGGCCTCGGTCGGCGTAGAACCGACGGCCATCATCCCGGGCTCCGACAACGCCGCCGCCAAGGCCGACGTCCTCGCGACCTACAACTCCCTGACCGACCCGAAGGCCAAGGCCGACTTCTTCGCGAAGAACGCCCAAGCCATCTACGCGTCCATCAAGGTCTAATTTTCCCTAACCCTAATTCACTCCTAATATACCATGGCTAATTCTATTGCTGCCGCCCCGTCCGTTCTGGCCCAGGGCGTCATCTCCGCCCTCGCGAACAAGCTGCCCGTCCTCAACGGCTTCTCGTCCGTCTTCACCTCGTCCATCGCCGGCGCCGGCAAGACCATCCAGGTCCCGCTGATCGGCACCTCGACCGCCACCGAATTCGGCTCTGGCGGCTACACGACCGGCGACGACGCCACCGTGACCTCGTCCAGCGTCACCCTCAAGCACTTCAAGGTCTCCAGCCGCTTCTCGCCTCTGGACGTCCGCGAATACGGCATGGGCTTCTTCGCGAACAACTTCGTGGAAACGGCCGCCATCGCCCTCTCCCAGAAGTGCATGACGGAAATCAACTCCCTCATCGTCGCCGCCAACTACAGCTCGTCCACCAACACCGGTGCGAACCTGTCCTACGCTGAAGTGGTCGCCGCCCAGAAGACCCTCGACGACGCCAAGGCCCCTGACAAGCGTGCGCTCGTCCTCGGCAACGGCTACCTCGCCGACCTCCGCAGCGACTCGTCCATCATCGCGGCCTTCCAGCTCGGCGCGAACGTCATCAGCACCGGCTCCCTCGGCTCCATCGCTGGCGCTCAGGTCTACCAGTTCTCGAACCTCGCCACCAACAGCGAGTCCCTCGCGGGCTTCATCTGCGGCGCTGACGCCATCGCCGTCGCCACCGCCCTCCCGTTCAACGAAATCCCGGGCGCTGAAGTGTCCCAGGCCACCGACCCGAACACGGGTCTCTCGGTCCAGGTCATGATCATCCAGGAACAGTCGGGCTACCTCAACGTCACCGCGACGCTCCTCTTCGGTTGCGCCGTGGGCCGTGCGACGTCCCTCCGCCGCCTGACGACCGCCTAAACGGTCGCGGTCGCTAGACCGCTTGACGAGACCCCCTTGGGCAACCTTGGGGGTCTTTTGTTTTTACCCCCTGCCAAGGTTAGACGCCATGGACCTTTATCCGACCTTCCTCGCCGACGCCAAGGAGATGCTCAACGAGTTCGGCATCCCGATGACCTGCCCGACCGGGGAAACCTTCATGGTCATGGCCTCGGACGCCCAACTGACCCAGACCCTAGACGCGGGCGGTTTCGTGAACCAGACCTCCTTTACCCTCAAGGTCGCCGCCACGACCTCCGCGTGGACCACCGCAGACGGCCTCGTAGGAGGCTCTACAGGCTCTTTGACGGGTGGGGTAGCCATTACCCCCTTAACCATCGGCAAAAAGGTCACAGCGGCCAACCTAGGCCTACGCATCGTTGGCTCCCAATACAAGCCCGGGTCTGGCTGGGTCATCCTAACCGTCCATACGGACACCCAGTAAGTGTCGACCGAGGTCCGAGTCGTCGTCAACAAGGCGTCCTTCGACCGCTTCCAGTTCGCCCTGAACGAGTTTCGGATGGCGACCGGGATCACCATGCGGGACTCCTTCATCCGCGAGGCTGGGTTCTGCTGCTATGAGTTCATGCGCTACAGCCCCCCGATGCCCAAGGGCGGCGGTAAGGGGATGACCGGACAGGCCAAGAAAGCCGGCGAGTTTGCGACCGCCATCGACATCCTTTCCCTGTTCCGCCCCAAGGACGACCCGGGCGTGGCCTTCCAAAAGATGGGCGAAGCCGTGACCAAGGGCGACATCGGCTCCTTCGTCAAATGGCAGGGCGTCGCCAAGGGCAGCATGAGGGTGGCCGCCGTGGTCGGTGGCGTGAACATCTACCGCAAGCAGGAAGGCCGCGACCCACGTGGCATCTTCCAGAAAATCCTCCTTGGCTCAAATCCTCAGAAGGACTTCCAAGCCTTCAAGAACCGCTTCGGCGCTGGCTTCGATACCAAGCCCGATGTGGCCGTGACCAACGACCTGGCGGGCATCCACCGCAAGACCAAGAAGCAGTACCAAGGCCGCATCGTCAAGCACGGCGGTCCAGGGCTGAACGGCTACAAGTACGCCGTCGACCTCGCCAAGCTGAAGACCTACGTCAAACTTCAGCAGCGCAACGTCGGCTACCTCAAGGCCGGCTGGGCGAACACGCTCCTGGCGTTACCCAAGCCCACGGACTACGGCCCCGATGTGCAGTACGCCTCGACCGCTAAGGTGCCCGCGTGGATCATGCGCAACCAAGGCTCCCGAGGCTACGCGAACTTCTCGGGCAACCAGAAGGACGGAAACTTCAACCTTACCATCGGCAACCAAGTAGGCGACAACGATGGCGTGGCTACGCAAGCAACCACCATCAACCACGTCCTGAACGTCCGGGCCAACAAGCTCGACAAGGAAGTGATGCGCCGACTAGGCAAATACATCCGAGCATTTAACGCACAAAACTAATGGGCACCAAATCCATCCGCCACATCGTGGAGACCGCCGTCTCCGCCTACCTCACGGGCAAGTCCGAGTTCTCGGGCGTGCAGATCAGCACCGGCGACTCGACCGACGTGCAGTCCCTGCCCCGCATCATCTGCTATTGCCCGAGCGCGAACCCTCCGCCCGACCTCCCCGAAGGCCTCGGCAACTTCCTCGCCCAAGTCGAGGTCCATGTCCTGTCCTCCGCCGACGACACGACCCTGACCGCCCACCGTGCCCGCTGCGCCGCCGTGGCCGGCTACATGGACAGCGTGACCGACCTCGGGGCCGTCTTCACCTCGGGCGGTGACGCCCACCTCTACGACATCACCCCCAACGCCGAGGCCGACGACCACGAGTCCCGCATCTGGCACACGACCCTGTCCTACGGGGTGCTCTGCGTCCTCCCCGCGTAAGGTTGACTAAACCCCCAAGGTTAAGAACCAACTATGGCTGCCGTACTCAAAGGAACGACCTGCCTCTATGGCGTCGCTGGAACCGTCTCTAACCTCTACGTCCAGTCCTACACGCTGACGAAGAACTACGAGCTGAACGACACCGTTCAGGACGAGACCGGCAAGACCGTGACCGCCCGCTACGACGGCGTGATGCGTGAACTGACCGTCGACGGCATCTGCAAGACCTCCGATATGCCCGAACTCGGCGCGTCCATCACCTTCGCCGTCGCCACCGACTTGGGCGTGACCTCGTCCTTCACGGGCGTCATCGAGTCGCTCGAGGAAAAGGGCGGCAATAAGGAGTTCGTCAAGGTCAGCATCAAGGCCAAGCAGTGGGAGTCCATCGCCTCCTACTCGTAAGCCTTGGATAAGCGCTTCGTCCGAGCCTTCACCGAGCCGTCCCGGGTGCGTATCCTGGGACGTTTCGTTTATCCGTTTTGCCTCAAGCATCGCCTGCACCTGCTGGCCCTTGAGTCCCCGCTGGTCCTAGAGGGCAAGCCGATCACGGCCGCCGACCTCATCCTCGCCGTCAAGGTGTGCGCCGAGGAGCCCATTGACCGCGTCACATGGAAGGACCAATGGCAGGCCTTGAAGATGAAGCACGTCCCGGGCTATATGAACGCGGAACTCGAGAAGTTCGTGACCTTCACGATGCTCACCCAATGGCCTAAGTTCTGGGAGAAGCAGGGCTCGACCTCGGGCTCCGTGAACACCATCCCTTGGGTCCTGCAGGTGGTCTGCAACCTGATGAAGCACGGCTTCCCAGAGGAGCGTGCCTGGATGATGCCCGAGTGCCAAGCCGTCTGGATGTCGACGGGGTTCAACAGCATCGGGCAGGGCGGGTCGGACATCCAACTGATGACCACGGAGGAGGAGGAGCTGCAGAAGTCGCTCCTTGACCAATCGGCAAGGGTAAGAACCTCCGATGGCCCGCAAACTTGAACTAGAGCTCCAGGCTAAAAGCAACGCGGACGTCGTCTTCAACCGCATCCAGAAGGCGTCCGAGAACTTCGGTTCCGATCTCGCAAAGCGCTTCACTTCGGCCTTCGGTGCCATGGCCTTGGTCGACAAAGGTCTGGCTATGGTCCAGCAGGGCTTCGACTTCGTCGCGAGTTCCGTCAAGAAGTACGCCGACATCGCCGACAAGGCCCAGAAGGCAGGCATGGATGGCGAGGATTTCCAGCGTCTAGCCGCCGCCGCCGAGGAGGCAGGCGTATCGATGCAGACCGTGAGCAAGGCCGCCCGTGAACTTCGCATCCTGATGAAGGACGCGGCCTCAGGCAATCAGGTCGCAATCGAAAAACTAAAGGCCCTTGGCTTCACCGAGGAACAGGTGAAGAGCGGAACCATCAAGGCCACGGATGTATTCCTGCAGCTCGCCAATGCGATGGAACAGGCAGGTTCGGACGCCGACAAGCTCGCCATCCTGACAGCCATCTTCGGCGACAAGGTCTCGACAGACATCCTTCCGCTGCTCGACCAGACGCGGGCCAAACTTCGCCAGACCTTCGGCGAGACGCCAATCATGGACAGCCAAGCCTTGAAGGACTTGGACAACATGACGGACAAGCTTGGCAAACTCCATCGTCTGCTTGAGTTCATCGGTGCATCCGCGGCCTATCAGGTAATCTTCGGGAAAGGCATCGGCGGAAAGTTCTCGCAAGGCTTCGTCGAAGGTATCTCACCTATCCCTGGAGCAGGTGCAATCTTAGCCGGAGCGCAAGCCACCGCAGCTGGTTCGGTCGGAGACGGAAAGCCCACCGGCACAGACACTGGCCCGACCGCTAACTCTTCCGCACTCGCCGCCCTTGGCTCCAAGATTGGCGAGGCCTCCATGGGTTCCGGCGTCATCGGCGTCGGGGCTTCTCCGCAGGTCGCCGCGATCCAAGAGAGCAACACCCTGCTCGCCAGCATAGACTCCAAGATGGGCGACCTCGTCAAGGGATCCATCGACACCGACTTCACCAAATCCGTCCGCCGCAAGGTCCACGCGATAGACAACCGCTA